GATATGGAGTACTTCCTAGTACTTTACTTCGAGATGGCAACAGTCTAGATATTGTAATTGCTGATCTTGCGCAGGGTTATCGTAATCGACAACAGGCAAAAGCCTCAGGACGAGTAGACGCTAATCACGGCCTAACTGAAGAACAAATGCTGGCAATGGTTGAACAAACAAGGAATTTGTAAATGTCTAAAGATAAAATGACACCTAGTTTAGCTAAGATTCAACAACAACTTAATAAGTTACCTCAACAGGCCTACGAAGTATTTGTTGAAAATACCCCAGTAAATAGCGGCAATGCTCGACGCAGAACACAACTTAAAGGTTCTACTATCGAAGCCAAATATGCTTATGCCACTAGACTTGATAATGGCTGGAGTAAACAAAGTCCTAAAGGTATGTCTGAGCCTACTGATAAGTTTATACGGACACAATTAACAAAGATTATAAGGAAATAATATGGCTGATTTAAATTATACCGTTGGTGTCAATACTCAATCTGCTCAGGCCGGACTTGAAAAATTAAAAGGCACGATTAAGACTACCAGTGACAGCTTTGAAAAGTTTAGGAATCTATTTGCCGGGCTAGCACTTGCTTCATTTATAAGAAATGCGTATGAAGTAGCCGACAGCATCAGTGAAATTGGTCTAGCCAGCGGCATGGGCACACAATTTGTCTTGGGCTTTAGTCAGGCTATCAAAGCCAATGGTGGTGAATTAGAATCAGCGCAGATGTCATTTGCCAAATTTGCACAACAAATTCAATCAGCCTTAGGTGGCAACAAAGATGTAATTAAAAGTTTCGAATCCCTGGGTATTAGTATTAATGATATTGCCACACTAACAGATAAAGAAATATTTACAAAAACTATTAGTGGTCTAGCTGGTATGGGGAAAGGTGCGACAGCAACTGCCCTGGCTCAAGACTTACTAGGCAAGAAAATGGCCAGTGTGGACTTTGCTGGTGTTAATCGCGGACTAAGTGAATATGTTCGTATCGCAGGCGCTAGTGCCGAAGCTGTAGATTCAGCAGGCGCGGCCAATGACAGCTTTAATGGAGCCATAGCCACCTTACAACAAGAACTACTTAAAGTATTAAAACCAATCAGTGATGTAGTTATAAAACTCGGTGAAAGTGGTGAATCAATACGAAACTTTATCAGCGTAGCAGTAAAAATTGGTGCAGTTGTTGCTACTTTTTTTGTAGTTGGTCGAGCAATAACCTATGCTGTAAAAGCAGTTGAAATATTAGGTGCTGCCTTAGGGTCAATTGGAACATTTTTGGCTGTAGCAAGAAATGGGTTTGCAAATTTTGGACTTATATTAGAAAATCTTGGTCTCACAAGTGTTGCCGGCGGCTTTAGAGTTATTGGAACATTATTAAAAGACTTTGGTAGTTGGGCACTTAAAAGTATCCCAGGTGTATCCGCATTAGGTGTTGCTTTATATTATATATGGGACAGTGCTAAAGGTGCTGTTACAGGCCTATTAGAACTAATGGGTATTTCATCTAAGCAAGATAAGGCCACAGCTGACAGTGCTGCAGCCGCTAAAAAAGCCGCTGATGAGAAAATTGCCCAGCAGGTTGAATTAGCCAACAAACAAAAATTATTAAATGCTCAGCGTCTTGAAGAAGAACAAAAATTACAAGATAAAATTAATGCAGGTGTAGCCAGTGAAAGATCTGCCATTGCCGGCAAACTTGACTCATTAAAACTTAATAATCAAGAACAGTTACGAGCATTTGAATTAACAAAATCACTTGTAGGCTTATCAGAAAGAGAGCGTGCAATTAAAGAAGCCACTGCCGATGTTGAAAATCGTCGAATTGGTAGTCTAGCTGAATTAACTGCAAGACAATCTGAATTACAAAGAACAATAGCTGAAGGTACTGGATCAGCTACTGCCGCACAAAAAGAAGCGGCCGCAGTGGCCAAGGCAGAGTTACCATTAGTTGAAGAAGCTATCAAGAGAGTTACAGCTGAATATGAAAGACAAATACCAGCAGTGCAAAAACTTGCCGCAGAAAGTTATGATGCCGCACAAAAACAAATTGCCGCTGAGAACTTAAAAGCATTTAGTGTAAGTGAAACAGTTAGAGCAACAAATGATTTATTGGCCCTACAAGATGAAATGGCCATGATGACATTGCCCGAAATAGATAGAAAATATAAAGAAATAGAAATCTCAGCTCGTAACAGTGCCAATGCGGCAATTGCCGCTGAGAATGAAAGACGCAGAGCAATTGGTCAATCAGCAGTATCCGAAGCCGAAAGACAACAATATGTCGAAGCAGCCGCAGTAGGTATGAATCGACTTAAAGACCAAACTAAGGCAAATTTTGAAGCAAGCCGTAGTTGGAACACTGGTTGGAAGCGTGCATTTAATGATTATGTGCAAAATGCTACTAATGCCGCACAACAAGCACAAAATATATTTGCCAAAGCCACTAAAGGTATGGAAGATATGATTGTAAACTTTGCCAAGACTGGTAAGTTTGAATGGAAATCATTTATATCGATGATGTTAGAAGAACTATTACGCAGTCAGATACAACAGGTGTTTGCTCAGATGATGGGCAACATGTCAGGCACAATGAGTTCATTTACTGGTGGAGGTGGTGGTAATATCATAGGTAATCTATTAGGTAGTGTAGGCAGTCTATTCGGTGGTGGTTCAAGTGCTGGAGCAACTCCTCCTTTCATGCCAACCAGTACAGGTTCTAGCAATATATTTGGTGACCTATTAGGTGGTATTGGATCAGGCATTACTTCAGTGTTCTCAGGCATAGGTGATTTATTCGGTGGCTTCTTTGCTAACGGTGGTAACCTAGGTGCTGGCAAGTGGGGTATTGCTGGTGAGCGTGGTCCAGAATTAATTACAGGTCCAGCTAGTGTTACACCTATGACGGGTGGCGGAGTTACTAATGTCACATACAACATTAATGCTACTGACGCAATGAGTTTTAAACAATTAGTGGCACAAGATCCAGGCTTCATTCATGCTGTGGTAATGCAGGGAGCTAAATCAATGCCAGGAACAAGGAGATAAGAATGAGCTTTCAGTGGATATTCGATAACGCAGAAACAATTAGTGTAAACAGTCGACCAACTGTATTACAAACAATCACAAGAAACAATACAGTGCGTGCTACTAACCTAGGCGGCGCTATTAATCGATACACAGTAAAATTACCTGATGGTATTCCTTACAGTCAGATATCGGCTAACATTGCCGCGGCACAGACCTTAGGTGAACATACTTCTGGTAATGTAACAGTGCGATTAGATGGTACAGTATATGATACAGGCAATGTTATCTGTACAAGTTTTCCTAACTGGACATTGTTCGGTTCAGCCAACATTAATCAAGTAAGCTGGGATGGCGCATTTGAATTCTATGAGGTAGCATAATGGCTATAGTAGACCTATCAAGTTATTCCAGCATCTATGCCGCATTATTTGTGCGCATGGACATACCTAACTACGAAATACTTAGATACAGCACACACTTTGCCGCTTACACAGTTACAGAAAGTGATGGCACTTCACATAGTTACACAAACTTAGGTACACTGGTAGGTGTCACAGACAACACCTTTGGTATTAGAACTAATCCAGAAGAGATTACCATTACCATATCAGGTGTGCCATTGACCAATGTTAGCATGGTGTTAGCTGAATCAATTAAAGGCAGTCGAGTAGAAGTGCGCCGTCAGTTCTTTACTGGCAATAACTATACAGCTATCAACACTCCAATAGTCAAGTTTAAAGGAATAGTAAATAACTATAGTGTTGTAGAAGGTTGGCCTGAGTCAGGAACTGTAGGCACTTGTACAATTGGCTTTCAATGTAGTACACTAATTGACTTAATGTCTGAGAAACGAGCAGGGCGTAGAACAAATCCCATGGATGAGAAAACATTCTTCCCCAGTGATTTAAGTATGGATCGTGTGCCTACACTTAGTGGCAGTAGTTTTAACTTTGGTGCACCAAAATAAGGATCGATAGATGAGCGGATTTCTAGACAGTATTGTAGATGTAGGTAAGGGCTTGTGGAACTCAGTCACAGGATCAGGTATGGGTGGTACTCTAGTTAGTACCTTACTAACTGGTCTAGCACTTAATCAAGTAACCAAATCAATTAATAAAAGTAGTAATACACAGGCCTCGCAGACACAGACAGCACAGGCAGAAACTGGCAACAAGATAACACTTACACCAGCTACAGAGAATCGTGTGCCCGTAGTCTACGGTGGCGCTATGCTATCGGGCATAGTCACAGATGCTCGTATGAGTGCTGACAATCAGAAAATGACCTACTGTTTAACCATATGTGAAGTAACTGGCACAAAGATGAGTGACGGCTTGGCCAGTGAATTCTTATTTGAAGATGTCTATGCCAATGGCAATCGAATTGTATTTAAGGCAGATGGATTATATGAAGGCATAGAAGCCAGTTATATGATAGACCCAGATGGCAATGTGGATAAGAGTATTGACGGACTAATTAAAGTTTATCTATATAAGAATGGCAGTAGTGCTCCAGCTATACTTGATAACTATACTGCAGGTCCGTCGGCCTCAGCTTATGAATTTATGCCTTATTGGACCAGTAACCATACTATGAATAATCTAGTGTTTGCTATAGTAGAAGTAACCTATAACAAAACAAAGAATGTTACCAGCTTGCCTAATATGTCATTTGCCATACAGAATAGTATGACTATGCCTGGTGATTGCCTATGGGACTATATGACCAACACACGCTATGGCGCAGGTATTCCAGCTTCGGAGATTAAAGATGCATAGTTTAGCTCAATTAAATGATTATAGTAATCTTGCTATTGAACATGGTGACGAAAGACCATATCAGATAATTCAATTTGATAACAGTGGTAATAATTCAGTTATTACTTACCCAGGTGTTTCATATGTACATCCAACAAGTTTCTCAAATTTAAATATTATAAGTTCTCCTAGTACTACCACTTATAGTTTATATTTTCCTAATTATGCTACATCTAGTCCACAAGTTACATGGGCATCAACTCCGAATGTAACTACAAGTTATCTAACAGGTACATATACAGCTGCAAATGTTGCTGGTAATGTTAGGTACGAAAATATTAAAAGCCCAACAATAACATTTAATAATTATTCTTATACCGGCAATACATCGTGTGTAACTACTCATAATGATCATCAAGGTAATTCTTATTCCTATACTACATCAATATGGGTAAAACCTACTCTTACAATGACTTCTTCATATAATTATAGTGAAGATATAATTGTGAGTTTGCCTTTTACAATAGGTTCCGAAGATACTCATAGCTCTACTACAGTTTATTATCTCGAATTTAATCAAATTACACCAACCGGAACAACAAGTTCGGAGCTAGGTCGTTTTATTGTCAATGGGACTCCGGGTTCCTATAACGGAAATGTTAGTATCAGCGGCACTAAAAATATAATAAATGCTATTGCTATTAGTTATGATCCACCATTCGATTATACTGGAACAATTATAATTGATATACATGTAACTAAAAAAATAAACAATGTTATAAGTTATGCATTTATAAAAACATTGACTTTAACTAATACCATAACAAACACTGAATATACTCGACCTACAAGTTTGTCAGGGACTATTTCAACAAGTATTGCATTATCAGCTTTTCAGATTACTGATATGCCCGATACCGGAGCATATTCATTACCAGATAGGACTTATATTTTATCCTTGACACGATACGGAAATATTACTGGTACATTTAGTAACGGCAGTAATGAAACTATATCTTTCACAGGTACTAAATCAGATATTAATTCAGCCCTGAGTACAGCTACATTTACTACATCTTGGACACCGGCTGCCGGATCAATTAATTTTAATTTAACTCGAACAACTGATAGTAAAATACTTGCATCAAATATAGCAACAACGACAACAGCAATTGAACCCATTGCTGGACAATATTGGCAAGCAGGTTATTTTGCTACTAAGTATAATCCGTCAACTGGAAGTACTACTTCGGGAGTAACCCATTATCTAATTTATTGGCCGGAATTAAATCTATACGGTATGACTGAACTTATTTTAGATAATTATGTTCCGGGTAGTATAACAAGTCAAACCGACGGACTAACTGCTACCTCAGCCTGGGCAGGATATGCTGGAAGTGCAATATGGCAGGCCAACACATATAGTAATGATTCAGCTACTGATTGGTATATGCCAGCAGTGACAGAATTACAGGCTATTTTTGCTGCTATTCCTCAACGATTTCCATCTTCAGATAATTATTGGACAAGTACCTGGGACTTACATTCATCAGTACTTAATGAGTATGGTTTAGAAATGAATCGAAATATGACAGCTCCTTATAACCCGTATACTCAATTAAGTTATATAACAGGAGCTCAAGTGACAACAGATATGCCTCGCTTTAAATCAGCACCAACCGCAGCTCGTAGAGTATCAATAACATAAGGATTAGTAGATGAGCGGAACTTCAGAATTACCATACAGATATAGAATTAACGGCACATTGAACACCAGTGATGGTGTTCTAGCCAACATGGAAAAGTTAGCCAACTCAGCGGCTGCTTGGATTAGCTTTGATATGTTTACCGGCAAGTGGGATGTCGTAATCAATCGAGCTGAATTATCATCGGCTACATTTGATGATAGCAATATTATTGGCAGTATTCAATTGAACATCTTAGGCCTGAAAGAAATGTACAACGCAGTTGAAGTGCAGTTTCCACACAGTGATCTTAACGGACAAAAAGACTACATTCGTATTAGTATACCTACCGAAGATCGTCTGCCTGGTGAACCCGACAACTGCTTGACCATCAACTATGACCTATTAAGTGATCCAGTGCAGGCACAGTTTCTTGGCTTGGTAGAACTGAAACAATCAAGACTAGACAAAACAATTGTATTCCGCGCAGACTACAGCAAGATTAATATCCCAGCTGGCGCAGTCATCTCAGTTACCAACACAACATTCGGGTGGACAGCAAAACAATTCCGCATTGTCACAGTAAAAGAAATATCTGATGGCGATGCCCTACACACAGAAATTACTGCTATTGAGTATGATGCTAATACCTACTCAACTGATGATCTATATCGTTATGTAAGAACTAATGCCTCAGGTATTGTTACATTCGGTGCCATTGGTCAACCAGATGCTCCACAGGTAACTAAATTAGAAGGTGTTAGTCGTCCAGGTATTATTATCGAAGCTGATGTGCCAGGTGGATTAGTTAATGGTATGGAATTTTGGTTAACTCGTGAAACTACTATAAGTTCCGATGATCTAAGAAAATATGATTTAATTGGCACTGTATATGGTACTGGCGGAACTAACCTTGTGCAAGGCGATACTGTTGAAATTGACTACGATACACTCGACACTGGTAACTTGTATGTTAAGGTTAGAGGTATCAACGGTGACATTACAGGTCCATACAGCACACCTAGTGGATTGATTAATTTTAATGCTAAACAAGTAACTGATGCCATTGGTGGTAATACTGCGGTAAATGATAGTGCAGGTAATTCTATTAGTGGCTTACTAGGTGCCAATGGTCTACTATGGTTATTAAATCAACTGATGTCCGGCGGTAATACCAGCAACACAGCGGCTACTATTAGTAGTTTAGGTTCATTGTTTGGTATAACCGGTAATATTGCTAATACTGTAAGTGGTTCATTACAAGGGGTAGGCAATGCCAGTAAAGCTGGCAATAAATTAATGTTGATTGCCGACGCTGGCAAAACTACTGTTAGTGGCTTATCACCTACAGCAAGCGTTACTTCAATGTACACATTTACAT